TTTCAGAAATGGAAATTGTGACTACATTGGTCGGGCCCATCGCTTTGCTAAACAAAAGGCTGTCGAAGTTATTAATAAATCATACCTTATGTTTTGTTGTGATCGTGGAATACACTTCCCTCACGGCTATCGTATGGTTTTTTCAAATTTAGATGCAAGCTTTCGTTCTGTCTCAAAATACGACAAAGGGCAACCTGCGTTGGATGAAGGGGCTTGGGCGTTGGCGGGGGATTGGACAGTTTCACATTTTTATCCTTATATGTGTGACTCGAAGGTTCTGTCAAATGATGTTGTTTTAAACGAAATGGATATGTCCACATCATGCGGATATCCAGCCAGTTTAGAGTTTCAGCGGAAGAGAGATTTCTTGGGTTTAAGTGCACTTAGTGTAGACTTACCAGAATCTAATCTATTAAGTGTAGAGCAAATATTAGCTGCTACAGACTTTAGAACTCCTGCTTACTCTATTCTCAATGATTATTGGGAAGTTATTGGTACGGAAAATGAGGACAACATCATTCCAATTTGGACCTGTAGTCAAAAAATCGAGATGCGTTCTGTTGAAAAATTGCGCCTTAATAAAGTGCGAACATTCACAGCAGCGCCGATTGAGCATTCAGTTGCAACAAATCGGCTTTGTTTAGATATGAACAATAAGTTCTATCAATCTAATAACAAAACTTGGTCTTTTGTAGGAGGGACAAAATATTTATCTGGCTGGGATAGTCTTTATCGACGTCTCAACAGACATAAAAACGCGTTTGAGTTGGATGAGTCAGAGTTTGATTCATCACTATTTGCGCGTGCTATGTTTGGTCAGGTAGATATACGCTGGAATTTTCTGGCTAGCGAGTGTAAAACTCCAACTAACAGACTACGCTTGGAAGCTATATATGATAGCATAGTACATAGTGTTATAGTGTTAGAAAATGGTGAACTCGTGCAGAAACATACTGGAAATCCTAGTGGGAGTAGTAATACAATTGTTGATAACACAATGATTTTATTTAGACTATTTGCCTACGCTTGGATTATGTTGTGTAATCAGAGACAGTGTAAAGCTCAATATTCAAACTTTATGTTTGAAGTTGAAGCGGCCCTAAATGGGGACGATAATACATTTACTGTGAGTGATGAATGCGTTGGATGGTTTAATCCTACAGCTATTGCAGCTGTTTGGACAGCCATTGGCGTCACAACAAATACACCATGTTCCGAAAGTAGGCCTCTTTGTGAGGTAACTTTTCTAAGTCAGGGCTTTCGCTTTGATGAAGATTTACGAATATGGTTTCCAGTACCAGACACTCAACGTATTTTAAGTGCGTTGTGTTATGGATCTAGCATTGATGATATACGATTTCATTTGCTTCGTGCAAATGCATTGCGTTTAGACTCA